ATAATGTCAAGTGCGTCTTTAGGCTCTCGTATGCTGCCACATACTTTTCCGAGTCATCGTTTCCAAGACCAAAATGAGCCTTGGCATATAATGTCACCGCCCTCAGTATTAAAGGATCAGTAGAAACTACCTTAGCCTCATTCACTCCCGATAAAGTTAGATCTTTCTTAGCGGCGTCAATAAGACTTTGCACTTCGATGTCAAAACTAGTATTCTTGATCCTCAAGCTTAGCTTAACTTTCTGCAGCATCTAATCACCGCCTAACAATGCTATTAACTCTGCTTTTGTTTGCCGCTCACTGTATTCAACGCCCCTATCATCGAGCATTGACATGATTTCCTTTTTCGTCATTTCGTCGGGGTTAAGGTCTTGTTTCTTGATGATTCCCCGGCTTACCAGGTCTTTAATCCGGTCGGTTTCATCACAAATAAAAGTTACACCGGGGAGGTAGATCCCCCCGGTGTACTTATCCCGAAACCGCCGAATGACTTTGTATTCCATCAGCGGTTACCTCCTTAACCTACTTCGGTCGTGTCCTCGATGGTGATGACTGCGTCAACATCGCCCTTGTTAGTCTTAAATGTAATTGTGACATCACCTTCCTCAAGGTCGTCAAGGTATGTTTTGAGAATCGTAATAACCAGATCGTCAGCGGTGTAATGTATTGACGGCGTCAAAGTATCCTCTCCGTTGTGCACGGATGTCAGCGTTACTCCGGTGGTGTTGTGCGTGATTTCGAATTCTAAGTCAACATAACCTTCGAGGTTTCCGGAGTTCTTGTCGAATGTCGCAGTCGCCGGTTCAGCTTCTAATAACGTTGTATCTGTTACCGTTATAACCGCTGTCAAGTCGCCTTGATTTGTTTCGATTTTGATTGTGTAATCATCCTCTGTCAAGGTTGCAAGGTAAGCTGTCTTTAGCGTTACTTTGCCATTTGCCACCGTGTAGTTAGTGTCTTTCGTCAGCTCAGTATCTCCGTTGTAGACATCACCTATGGTTACACTGCCACCATCGGCAGTAACCGTTAGCACCACGTCTGCGTAACCATTGCCCTCTTCGTTGAGGTCAAACGTGGCTGTTTCAGGGCTAACGGTTACGATGATTTTTTTATTAATGCAAATGCCTTGGTGTCAAGCAAGCCTCCATCCACGATGGTGTATGCAGCATAATCTACAGTTCTTAACTTAACATGTTCCTCTGTCGCAATCGACATAGGTTCGTTGGTGTTAAATACATAGCCAGCATTGGGGTTCCCGATGATTATGGAGTCATCTGAAACGCCTGCATCAGCCTTAACCACGAATCCGAACATTCTGCCTACTCCGCCAGAAGTTAAGTCAGGAATAAACAAAGCTCTGCCTGTGGAGTCAGTCAAGTTAGCAAGCTGCCCCCAAATAGTCTTGTTGTTTGCGTAAATAGCCGCTCCAGACAGATATGAGGAATGAATCTTGCCTATTGCTGCGGTGAAATCCTCGTATGCTAACGGATCAGGAGTTTGAGCTGTGGGATTGTATGTTACTACCTGCGGAGTGCTGTTTTCTGCAAGCAATGCTGTTTCAATCCCCAAAGGTTCCGGCTTAAACGATTGTCCTTCACCCGGCTTACCCTTACCTACTGCAATAGCTGTGCCAAGTGCAACGCCTACTCTCTCACCAAGTTCATTGATGATGTAAGGAATGAATTCCTCGGTTGCCATGCTTCTTAGTTTCCAGGTTACTGTGATAGCTTTCGCAAGTTCGCAACCCGTTAAAGTAAGTTGTGCAAATGTGTTCTGCTCGTCTTCTGTTGCGGTAGCCTCGTCATACCATGCAGCATCGCCCGCCGCTATAACAGTGTGTTTGTTGATCGTCAGCGTTCCTTTGACATTAAACTTCTTAACATCTGCCAATAAAGGATAACCCTCGGTTGCTCTGCTCCATATTCCCGCTACTACTGTTTTGGGGATTAGCACTGATGTGTTTCCAGTGTCATGTGTATAAGTGTTGGTAAATTCGGCATTAATTCTGTCATAAAGCTCCTGCTCGTTTTTGTTAAGGGGCTTTCCCTGCATAGCCTTCGCCCATGCAGTTTCATAGGCTTTCTTTTCGTCTACTTTGTTCTCTAATATTCCGTCCACCACGGTTCCTCCTTTCACATCTACAGACTTATCTTCCAAATCTGTTATCTTGGTCTTGTCTTTCAATGCCTCCATGTTCG